AATGTTCCAGATGTAGGAGTTCCAAGAATAGGTGTTACTAAAGTTGGGCTAGTAGCAAATACTAAAGAGCCAGTTCCTGTTTCATCTGAAATAACTCCACGAAGTTCTGCAGATGTTGTTGCTGCGTGTTGAGCAAGGGTTCCATTAACGTGGTCATTAGCCTCTTGTAGGTCACGACCAATAACCATATGGCGAATTACTGCGCCGATGCTATGAAGAGAGCCAGTACCAGGAGTATCGCTATCTACACCTCTGGTAATAGTTATAGTAGAGCCAGATACCGGGTTACCGGCACTAGATACAATATTTACAATTTCTTCAACAGCTGTATCCGGGTCAATGACTACTGTGTAAGTTTCATTAGCAGCTAATGTTTTTCCACCCATGAGTAATGTAGGACTGGCAACCGTCATAGTAGTTGCAGTCGTAGAAGTTATAGCAGCAGATAACGTGGTCTGTTGAGCACGGGATGAGTATTTTCTAGTTGTCATTTAGGTTCCTATTTAGAGGGAGTAGTGGACACGGATAGGATATTTGTTTTCTTGTTTCTTAATTTCTTCGGCTAGTCGTTGACTATACAAAGCGTAAATGTTTTTGGTAATAGTTTGAGCTGAACCATATGGACGTTTGCTATCTGTCTCATCAGCTTGTGGAGATACCATTGCAGCACGTGCTGGGTCTAGGTTAGTAAGCAAACGATAGGTAGCGCCTAGGATTGTTAGGTCTTTACAAGACTCAGGTAACCCAGTAATTGTTGCAAAATCTTGGTTGTTAATTGCTGTAAGAGTGGTATAAGTTGCGTCAATGGTAGTTGTAAATACTGTTGGGTCTTTAGAATATACAATTTGAATAGTACGACCAGATGGAACACGGTCATAGATTGATATAGTTTGACCGCTAGTAAAAGCAGTGCTATTAGCATTAGAATCAAATCGCCAAGAACGAATAGGAATCCATTCCTTGCTGGCACCAATTGATTGATAGGCAACAGATAAGATATTACGAATGTTTAATGAGCTGCCAGTGGCAGGTAATCTAAAAGCTGCAACAGCAGCGTTAGAAGTAATAGTAGTTGTAGCAGCAGCAAAAATACTAGAACCTAGAGCATTGATAGTATCGTTGATTGCTCTCTTGATTGTAAATCTTGGAAAAGTAGGAGAAATAGTTACCTTGGTATCAGCAGTGTGTGTAGCAGCAGTAGTTCCTAAATAGCCTCTACCGTAAGGTGCAATAATAGCAGTGTTACCAACTCTGTCATATGTATCTACCCATAATAATTCTTCATCAATTTCAATAACACCCATACCCACATTAGCTGTTGAGCCAAGGCTTACAGTTAGTGGAGAAGCGCTAGAAGATGTTGTTGTAGTGATTGCAGTCTTAAGATAAGTAGAGCGGTCTTGAGTTAACGTGTATCCAGCTAAGTTCATAGATACTTCATTAATCATATCTGATAATGTTGTCGTCATTATACGTTTATGCTCCTTAATGCAACAACTGCTTCTTTATCAGTTGTACCTGCAATTTCATTACATACAGCATTAAGACCTTTAAAGTCATTAGGTTGACGGCTAGCACTGGCTTTTATATTAAGAGCACCAATAAGTCCTTTACCAGTTGTGCTGGCATATGCATTAGCCGCACCTTGGTTTGCCTTACCAGTTGTACCCGCAAGACGATTAAGTTCTGCGTTTAAACTGCTACCTTCTTTACCGAGTGCCATTGTTTATCCTATCTAGGTGTAATGATTTTCTTATCAGGGGTAATAAGTTTTGATTTAGGTTCTTCTTTTTCAACACTGCCCATAAATGCTTTGTAATAATGTTCATCAAATGAAAAGCGTTTCATATGTGGAACTGTTGCTCCAGTATGGCAATACAGTGGAACCTCTGCTTTATCGCATAGCATAAAGAAGAATATATCTTCTCCTATAAACTTAGTCCCTCTGCCCATCTCCATAAACATCTGACCATCAGGTGCTATGGCTTTAACTTTCTTAACTATGCTGCGGTGCATAAGGATAAATCCAAACCCTGCTGCATCAACCTTAATTAATTGGTTTTCTGGCAATGGATGTACTTTGGCTAAACCAAAAGTCCCATCACCCTTATTAGTAAAATTAAATACAGTAGGCATTGGAATCATTAAAGGTTGCTCAGGTGTCTCTGTAGTAAAATATACTCCAGAAATTAATGGACGTTCTTTAGCATCCTTGTTGTCCCATAATAATCTAAATGTTTCTGGACTAATTACTACATCTGAGTCTACCCATAATAGCCAATCAGATTTAGATTTTTCATACCAATGGTCAATAACTACTTGTCTTTGTCTAGCTATTTGATTTCCGTGACTTCGTAAAGTAGAGTTAAAAGTTATACCAGATTTTAACATTACATCTGCTACGCCTTGCATAAACTTTCCATCTACCATGCCGCCATCGCACCAAGCAATTGATACTGTCTCCTGTTTCATTGTCCCCCCAGACATTACTTCTTTCCTTTGTTTCTTTTAGATATTGCTGCTGCTTTAGCTTTAGCATCAGCCTTTGAACTAGCACCCCAGGCTTGTAGGGATAAAAGTAATCTTGTTGGTGAACCATCAGGCTTACGTTCTGGCCCTGGCATACCGCCCATACGGGCCAAGAATGAGGCTCTACGGGGGTTATCACCGCTCTTCACAGGTGGCTTGAGGGTTCCACCCTTGTAGGATGCTCTACCCTTCGCATTCAGGCCACCCTTAGGGTTTTTGCCTTCTTTACGTGTCCACGCTGCGGTCATTTCTTGCCCCTTGCAACCGCCGCATTATCTACAAGATTTGGATAAGGTCTACCAGCCTTTTTAGCCCTAGCCTTAGCAGCAGATTTTTGCGATGAGGTTAATTTATTAGATGTTTTCTTAGGATTCTTTTTATCCCAGAATGCTACTTTCTTCATTTGTTCCCCTTAATTATATCCCCAGTCTTGGGGTCTCTTTGGACTTTGACAGTTCCATCCTTACGCAAGGTAAGGATGAGACCATCCCGCATGATAGTTTTATTAAAACCATCACTGCGTACAAATTGACCTGATGACATTATTTAACTTGTTTTCCTTTTGAGTCATATCTACGTCCCTGTAGAATTGCTCCAGCAAGTTGACCCATATCTTTGTCTTGCTTATTGCGAAGTTTAACTGCTGCCGTATCTGTTCCAGGCCCAGGTTCATTCATCTTCTGATTTAAAGCGCCATATGTTCTTGCAAGGTCTCTAAACTCTTTGCCAACATTACCAAAATAAGTAGAAGTGTTAGAAACATTTTTATTAACTTTGTTAACTGTTGCTTGATTTATACCAGGAGTAGTACGTGGTTTAGGAGTAGCCATGTTATTTCTTCTTTCCCATTTTCTTAATAACCATTTTCTTACCAGTCTTCTTGGCTTCCTTCTTGGCCATAGCCATGCCCTTTGGACCGTATGAGAATTCTTTCTTTCCAACCATTGGCATTATTTTTTGCCCTTCTTCTTAAGCATTTTCATACCTGCTTTAAGCTCTTTAGCTTTTTCTTTTTTAGGCTCTGCCTTCTCGGCCATAGCATAAGCTTTCTTTTTCATTGCCATCTTTGCCACTATATTTGTCCTATCTCTTTGAGTACTTCTGCGGATTTTTTATTTATATCTTTTGCTTTAGGCATAGTCTCTGCATTGTAGGCTTTACCTAAAGTTTCTGATGCTTCGTGCGCTGAGATTATATCCTTCATTCTGGTACCAGCAGGTTGTATCCCCTGTGCCCTGGCGTCTCTATAAGCTTGCAACTCTGAGTTCCATTTTTTGTCTGGTATATCCCGAGCTGCATCTCCAGAATTCATTTGAAGTCCTAAACCCTTGCATCCAAAGCAACCCTCAATTGGTTCAGGGTGATGCTCCCAATGTTTCATACGTCCCTATTCTACTGTGAAGTTGTCCGCTGTTATTCCTATACCAGCCGCTATCATTGCCGTTCTGATAGCATCGGTAATTCCAGTGTGTATAAGACCACCCATGTAATAGGCAGTATAAGTTTCTAAATCATCTTGTGCCGGATACTGAGTCAATGAATAAACACCAGCATTATTAATAACTGTATAGCCCTTATCTCTTTGGGCAAAGAATTGGAACAGTCTATGGTTACCTATTAGTCCTTGTTGAAGGGTAGGGGTAAGGAATTTATATGTTGCCATTGTTCTCCTTTAATGAATTCACTGTAAGGCTAGAGTTTCCCCTAGCCCTACCGTCAATCAATTAAGATGCGATTGATGAACCAGACTCAATGCGGTATAAAGCTGCTTCGCGGTAACGCTTGAAGCCTAATACGCCGTACCAGCCCATTGGGCGGAAACGCATAAGTTGGTCAATAACTGGACCGATAACTACATGTGGCTCTTCAGCAACGGCTTCTGCCATTGCTTGCTGACCAGCAATAATTGTACGGTAGTTACGTGCAGATGATGCTCCGTCTGTAGCATTGTACAAACGTGCAGACTCTACGTAATAAGCACCTTCATAGGTACCAATTTCTCCTGCCCAGATGCGGTCTTGTGCAGAACCGTATTGGTTAGGAAGTAGCCATCCTGCTGAACCAGTCTCAGCACGAAGGTCGTGTGAAACCTCTGGGTGAATTCCAGCCCAGTATAGTGAACCCTTACGGGCTACAGACTTACCAGCACGTAACTTAGCAACAGCCTTACGGATGTTTGCTGAAGAAATAGTTGCTGCTGCTGTGATAGTTGCAGTAGATGTTGCAGTTGCACCAGCGTAAATTACGTTGGTTCCTTGACGTAGCTCTGTCATAGCGATAGAGTCGATGGAATCTGCAAGGTTGAATGCAATGATGTTAGCAATTGCTGGGTCTACATCAGCAAGGCTGAATAGCTCCAATGCACGTGTAACAAGCACTGAGTTACCGTACTCTGCAAGAGTAATGGTAACTGATGTTGGGGTACCAAGTGCAACAGAGTCACGCTCTGTTGACTCAGTTAACGCAGTTGCCTGCGTTGCTAAATCTGCGTATAATTGTAGAACTACGGTTGAGCCAGGAATTGCCTGCTTTGCAGGACGCTTGTCAGCGACACTACGAATTAGGGGTTCTGAACGCAACGCGAATTCTAACAGTCGGTCATACGCTGTCTGTACTAGACCTGCGCCACCAGCGGTTCCGCCGAGGGTGCTTGAGCCTGTACTTGAATAGGCATTAGCCATTGTTCACCTCCAAGGTGATTTAAGAATTACTATGGATATTAATTGCCTTGAATTAGTTGAGTGAGTTCTTCTGCGTTAGCCGCATTCATAACTCTGTTCAATAAGTCTTGGGCTTTGTCAGGGGTTGTACCTAACTGAGTAACTACATCTTGCTGCCGTAAAGCTGCTCGATTAAGTTCTTGTTCTTGGTTTACCTCAGGCTCCTTTGTTAATCCAAACAAGTCGCCGTTATCATCAAGCCAGTTATTAACTGACTCTTCGTTAACGTCTTCTAAGTCTTTAAGGATTAAACGTTGTGCCTTTGGATTGACACCCTTTTTTTCTAGGACATCTTTGACTATACGCTCACGCTGCGACTTGGATAATCCCTCAAGCTGCTCAGTGAGTTCCTTAATACGCTTCTCATCATTACGCTTGGCTTTCCGTAACTTTTTAAGTAAGTCACTTCCATCCAACTGCGCTTCGTTGTCGGTATCTTGGTCGTCTTCGTCTTCATCCCAGTAGTTGTTGCTCATAGCAACCCACCCTTCTATTCGTTGTAGTCGCAAGCCTCAGGTTCCAATCGGGGAATCGGTCTGGCTCTTGCTATCGGTCTAATACGCTATGTGAGGCCGATGGATTCACATAGGATTCTATTTAGAACTGTCCGCCGCTAGATGACTTTCTTAAGTAAGTAGTACTTAGTCCGGCAGTACCAACTCCAGTTGACCCACTAAATTGGGCCGACTCAAGAGCGGCTAATTGCTTACGCTTACGCTCAGCAGATGCATTACCTTTAAAGACTTCTTCTTCAGCTGTAGCCTGTGTGTAATCAATCTTTGCTTCGCCATAAATATCACTTAACTTCTGAGCTCCAGGAAGTATTCCACCAATGGTTGAGTAACCCTTAATTGCAGCAGCACGGTCAATACCGTATCTAGCTAAGTCACTAGCACTAGTCATATTGGTATTTAATCCTTGAGCAGTAGCAGCGGCACCAATCTCAGCAGATGTTACCTTCTCTTGTAGTTGCGGTAATGTTTGTTTAGGGTCTAAGAAGTATTTAACTAAATCTGTTTCTGTAATCCCAGGATAAAATTCTTTAAGTTGCGCTTTAATAGCAGGGTCAGCATTGTTAACTCTGTCTACTACTGTAGATACTCTACTCTTTAATTCTAAAGGTGAAATATCTCCGCCAATTATTTCGGCTAGCTTAGGCTGACGTGCAGTACTAGTTTTTCCAAAGTAATCACCTAAGCCATACTGATTCATAACCTGACTATATGTATCTTCCATGTTTAAATACTCAGCTTCAGATAAAGCATTTAACCCTGAGGCTAAACGCAGTTCATTACCTTTAAATCTAGCTTTATATATTGGTTCCTGTTTAATCTGTAGTTTGGCTTGCTCAGCCCCAAGACCTGCAAGCATATAACCTTTGATAACAGAAGCAAGTTCACTTAAACCATAGGAGTTAAATGTATCTTCAATAAGAGCATAAGCATCTTTTGTAAGTTTATCTATGTTGCTACCTGGTAGGCCTGACCCGGAGGTTCCACCTCCTACGAATTTTCCCTGAGCGTCATACTGCCCACCCGTTACTGGTTTACCACTAGCATCAAATCCGCCGACATTACTACCAGATGTTGCGCTATATAAATCGCCCCACTCTGAAGTTAATTTCTTTTCAATGTCTGCATCAGAAAGTCCTTGACCTTTTAATTCAACTCTTTTTTTATCTTGAAGAATTTTGGCCATTGCAATAGTGTCAGTATTTCCATTAGGGAGTCTTACTTGTTTTTGTTCTTCAGCACTTAATTGTCCTGATAATGGAGTATCATTAAAGTAACCTTGTGAATTTATGCCACCACGAGAAGTAATATAATCTTTGCTATACCCAAGGTCTAATGCTTCTTTTTCCTTAGAAATATTTCTTTCATTGCCAGTAACTGTTAATCCAGATACAGCAGATACACTTCCAATTGAGCCAACTACTTGAGCAGCAGGTGTTACAACTGGTGCAGGTGTTGGTTTTGGAAGTTCATTAAATGCCCCGTAATCTTTAACTCTATCTGTTGCCATTATCGCACCAATCCAAATGAAGACAAGATAGAGTTAACATAACCAGATGCTTCTTCTCTTGCATTCTTGGTTTTAGCCCAACGTGCATCTTTACGTAATGATAGTTGAAAATCATTTAGATTCATTGAACCCTCTTGTCCGTTATTCTTAAGAGCATTCTGTATATAAGTATCTCTAGTAATATCAATAGAGTTATCTGGTAACTCAAGGGTTTGGCCCATGTAATATGCGTACTGGTCAGCAAGACTGCTTACCTTTACACCACTATCAATTAATTTACCTAAGTTAGGGTATATAGTCTTAGCCATAGTTTTAATACCTAATGCTTCTGCTTCAAGGTTACCACTTGTAAGGGTTCCACCTGATTGATAGTTACTTAATAAGTTCTTCTTAGCCATGTCAGGGCTATAAGCTAAGCCATAGTCTCTGGCTGTAGATTGTAGTTTAGATATGTATGTACCTAATAAGCCACCTGATTTAACAAGCTCATCACCGGTCATAAGCTCAGCAGCAGGGCGTAGAACATCACCCATGATTCTCTGACGGTCTATTGGCCTTAAGCCACGACCTACTGAAGTACGAGTAGTTTCTCCGGTAGTAGTAGTAACTCCCGATATACTTTCTTCTTTTCTTAATCTATTATAAAAATCTTTTTTCTCTTCAAGAGTAGCTTTGCGACCCAATTGCTCAACAAAGAAATCATCCAACTCTTGTGATGCTTGAGCCTTTGTAGATAAAGCACGGTCTACTGTAGTAGTAGAACCCCCCGCTCCGCCTGCCCACTTGCTTAATGGAGTAAATGTAGAGAATGTAGGATTCTCTTTAATCTTAGTAGCAACGTCTACACCAAAGTCAACAATACGTTTATTAAGAGCATTACCTACCTCTGTTGGGTTAGCACCCTTTTTAATTTTTAGGTTCTTATATACTGCATCTTTATATGTAGGGTCTTTTCTAAAGTCAGCATAATACAGATTTAGTATTTTATCTAAATCAGTATCTACATCAAACATTACTCCATCTGGAGAGATATATACATAAGCTGGATTGAGAGAACCAAGCGGACCACGCTCTTTACCATCACCCTTAATAACTAATTCAGTTTTATTAGTAGAAGGATTAACGCTTAGAGTAGCGCCGGTTGCGGCAAACTCATCAGCTTGATTAAGTCGTCCTGTTTGATATTCAAATGCCATTAGTAGTTAGCCTTTCTGAATGCTACATATGTATCCCGTGAATAGAAATCAAGTATTGGCTGTAATACAGCTCTGTACGCTTCAGTCATAACAAGGTCTCCAGTCCTTAAATCTTCAATAAGTTTTTCAATCTCAGCTTTTCTTATACGTTTAGAATCGACAAAGTAAGGTGATGATTTGTATTCTTGGTCAGTAGCAAGTGATATAAACCCTTGAACTGCATTAACTGCTGCTCTCATTTTAACCCTTGTAATATCCGGTATAGGTGCATTCTCATCGGATAGTAATGTTGATAGGTTATCTAGCATTATCTTCTCTGAAGGGAAGTTGTTCTTACTTTGTAAAGCCTCTAGTAAGTATGGGTTAGAGTTTAATAAAGTTTGACGGCTTACTGTTGCATTATTAATGATAGCTTTGCGTTCACTAATACTGGTAGTATTAGCTAAAGCTTCTTTTTCCTTATTAGCAATATTAAAGTAAGCAGCCTTATCTTCTGCTACTAGTACTCTTTCTAGGTATACCTCTAAGTCAGGCTGGCCCAGTAGGTCTTGTGATTCCAACCAGTTATATACTGCAGGGTTGAAGTCTCCTACCTTTGGTGCAAAGATATAAGCAGTCTCGCCATAAGTATCTATAAAGTCTTTATTACTTAGAGCCCAGTTTTTAACTTCTTGAGTTTTGTTAATTAGAATACTTGTTTGCTTGTCATTTCGAGAAGCTAAGTAGATACTCTTCTTTGGGTTATTAGCCACAAAGATAGCAGTAGCAAGGGCATAAGCATCTTGAATATCGGTACCATATGTCTGCTTTATACCATCTAGGATGTCATAGAATTCATTACGTAGACTAGTTATACCAATCTGCTTGTAATAATCTGGAACACCTTTGCTCTCCTGTAAAGATGCAGAGACAGGTGAGAACATGCCTAAAAAACCACGCATAAATAGCAAGTTGCTTGATGATATACTTATTGCCTTCAAGTAATCATTACGCTCTTGAGGTGTAGGATTCTCTGGTAATGGTTGATTGCCATATGCCTGCATATAAGATATAGCCTGCATAGCAGCACTTTTTTCTTCACGAGTCTTGTGTTCTATATCAGTAATACCAAGAATCTCTTGTGCTGGCTTGCTTAGTCTAATAGCATTCTCTACATACATAGGAATAATAGCACTACGGAAACTCATGGTTTCACCAAAGCTACCTAGTGTGGCTTGCTTAAAACTTTCGCCTAAGTTAGACGTAAAAGCATTACCATACTTACCTAATAATCCATCTATTGCAAGTATAGTTACCGAAGCAGCAGGTGCAGAGAAGGTAGGTATACCAGCGTCAGGTGAGAAAGATGGGTTAAGCATCTGTAATTTCATTTTAAAGTTATCAAATTGAGGTACTTTAAATTGATTATCACCAGATAGTTTACGTACTACTGGCTCAATCGCACCATTGATAACAGTATCTGTTGGGAAGATAAAGTACTCGACACCGTCTTGGTCTCTATGTACACTGCCAGAAGACTGTAAACCTTGGTGTAGTAATCGCATACGGTACGCAGTTTGAACTGGCTTATCACGTAACATACGATAATAACGACGATAAAAGTCTTCAGTTGCACGATAGAATCTACCTACGTGTCTAATAGACATAGAGAAATTACTTCTAATAGCAGGGTTATCTATGTACTTTAATATTGTATATATAGCATCATTATGTGCTATTTCAGTGTATCTCTTGCGTGCTAAATCTTCGGCAATTTCTTTAGCTTTGCTATTAAATGGGTCTTGTTCTATAAGTCTAGCTTCTTGTTGTTTAGCAAATAGTCTTTCTTGGTTTCTATAAGATTGACGTAAAGTTTTATATGTATAAACTAAGGCTGGCTGACTAAATAAACCAGTTGTTTGACGGTCTGCTTGCTCATAAATAGCATTGCCAAACTTTCTAAAGTTTCCTTCCATATCTTCATCAATGAAATTGATACGTGTATTAATCTCACCACTTGGGTGCATATTAACTGTAACTTTTTCAAAGTCAGAAAAATTAATACTAGATACAGCCTTCTCCCATGCATCAGATGGGATACGCTTAGAACGTCTAGCTGCTGCTTCTGTAATATCAAAGTGTTTCTCTTTAACAAGGTTCATTAACTCTTGATTAAAGGAGTTTGCACCACCATGGAAAGCAACTTGCATATCAGCTAACATGTTATCTATAAGGATAAGAGCTATCCGCTCCTCAGTTAGACCTCTCTCACGAAATGCGACTGTATCACCAAACTTAGTAATAAAACGTTTTAATAAATCCTCATCAAAAACTTTCAATGATATACCAGGCTTAATAAGAGCCATGTTGGTTAAGTATTCTTTAACTGCTCTTGCACCAGCTGGAGTTATATCTCTACTACCAATGCCGGCAAAGTCTTTATAAGCAGGAATCGTATCTGATTGTGACCAAGTACCATCTACCCATGTAAACCATTTATTAACATTCATGTCAAATACATGGACTGGCTTATTAAGCTCAATACCAGCATAAACAGCCCAAGCTGTTCCACCTTGAACAACATTGTTATCAATACGACCTATAGCAACAACAGCCTCAGAGTCTTTTACTTGATAGTAATTTCTGCGCAATAAATTAGCTACATATTTATTAGTTGGCGGGAAAACTCTCTTTAAATATTTTTCATTTACAGTCTTCATTAAGTCATCAGCAACTTCAAGCTCTTGCTGTGTATGAATAACTGGGGTACCAGAACCAGATTGAATCTTATGGCCATCAAATGAATGAGCTTTAACATTCATTCCAAATACTGCACCTTCGCGACCGAATACGGTATCCGCGCCTGATGCTCCGCCAGAATTGATAGTCCTATTAGCTAATTGGATAGCCTGGTCTTCTTCTGAATAGTAATTAACACCAACTTGCTTAAGGATAGAGCGTCTAGCTCTTTCAACATCCTTAGTATCTTTTAATCCATTGTGCATAAAGAATGCTGATACAGGACTAAAGTACTTATACTCGCCAAGTTTAATTGTATTAAATGCAAAGCGCAATGCCCAGTTATCATAGTGTGCTAACGCTGGGAACTTCTGATTTATTTGAGCAAGGGCTCTAGTAGAAATAGATTTCCATTTTCTACCTAATTTTAAACCAGCTTCTTCAACTGCTTGAGTTACGTTAGATTCAGGAAGAGTTAAGTTTCTAAATTCATCATCAAATCTACCGCTTAAGTTTGTTTTAGCACTAACGGCTCTTTGCATTGCATCAATAGTCTCTGGCTGATACACCAATAAATCCATAATATCTTGTTTAGCTTCATCGGTTTCGCCTTTAAATATAATATCAAAAGCACGCTTGCCAGTTTCTTGCCTAATCAAAATGTTGCTAACTTCTTGCATTGGTACATCGTAACCAAGTTCTTCAGACAACTGTTTTTGTAAATCTTTTATAATTTCTAATCGGTCGCCCTTGTTAATACGTTCCTCTAAGCCACCTTTAAGAAATAATTTATTGAATAAACGCTTATACGGGCCAACGGCTGCCTTAGAGCCAGTAGCAACAGTAAGAACTTTTCCTAATTTTCTTGATTCTCCCACTGCAAAATCTTTAATAGCATCGCCAGGAGCAGTAAATGCATAAAATGTAAAATGGTCTATAGAAGTTCGTAAACCTTGGCGGATACCTAGCGTAAGAACAGCCCAAGTATCTGTGACTGCACGCATAAAATAGTTTCTGTGCATGCCATCAAACAAAGAAGGTATGCCATTCCTTAAAGTAAAGTGACCAGCCTGGTCTTTCATGCCAAGCATTGCCTTTGTAGCAGCAATTTCTTCAAAAGGTAATGGAGCAATCATTCCAGCTGCTTGGAATCCATGGGTGATACCACGGTTTCTTGAAAATGGGACACCATTCTCTACTTCAATAGCACTAGGGTCCATCATATCTGCTAAATCTCTGCGTATTTCTACTTTAGAAGTAATACCAAAGCCAGCATGATGATTAAATGTTTTATCTAATATTCTTTGTGTGTAATTTCTACCACCGGGTAATCCTTCAAAGCCTTGTTTTTGAAAATATGCAGCATAAAGATTACGAACAGCCACTACTTGTTGAGCAGCATCTAAATCTAAATAGTTTAATGCCCATGCATCTGCAAAATCTCTATCTACTACTAATGCAGCCATGTTTCTAAACTCAGAAACAGTATCAATAGCGTCATCACCGTATTTAATACCGCTACTAGTAGGACTTCTACCAGCTGCTCTGCCTATTCTAAATGCAAGTTTACGTGTTTTAGACATATCGCTTTCAATGTCTATCAGTTTTGTTATATTTGGGTTAACTCCCAAATCAGCTTCTTCACCTAAACGTGTAAGGATTTCCCAACCACGCTCATGTTCGATACTGGCTTTTTCAATTGTATCTCTTGTAGCAATATTTCCTACAGTTGGATTAAATATTGCGTCTACCTTGCGAGCAATCCCTGATGTGAATTGACGAGACGCACGTGCAGTGGCTACACCATTGCGATAGAAAGTAGTACCGTCTAGTCTTCCACCGATTAAATATCTTGCATTATCCGCAGTAGTAAAAAACTTTTCAGCAGATGCTGCATCAATTATGTTATTTTTAGCATACAGTTTAAATACTGCAAGGTCATTAAATTCTGGATAAGCAAGTCTAAAATTTCTAAATATTACTGACTTAGCTGTATTACCTTCAGCCTCATTAAATGCTTTAATTACTGGACCAACTTCATTTTGCCATAGGTTAAATACTTCTGGCCTTTGAAAAGTCTCACGCATAGTAAGGTTTAATTCTTCTTGAGATTTAGCTGCTAATATTTTATTAGCTAATACCTTGCCCTTATTGCCTTGTCCCGCAACAAGAAAACCAGCTTCATCTGCACCTCTTGCAACAGCAGCACCAGCTAACCTAGGACCAAATATAGGTATCTTACTAAGACCCAATGATAGGTAAGTATCAGGAGAAATTATTACTTGATAAATAGCATCAATAACACCAGATTGTCTAGCCATTACTTTAGCTTTATAAGCTTCGTTTATAGCTTTAACTTCTGGCGATTGGCCAGGAACTTCCATTGGTTTGCCAAAAGCAGAAAACCATAATGTTGAAAGTACTGGATGTTGTTCATCATATGCCATACGCACAATTGAACGACCAGGAGAAAATCTTGCTAACTTTACTTCTTTAAGAATAGGTTCAAATTTATCTGGGTCATCTAATGAATCAGCAAGTGCTTGAGTTATCTCTGCATCTACTCCACCCCAGTCTTTAATCATCTCACCTGGAGTTTTAGCAGCAGCAATACCCATTGCAACTGCAGCATTAGCTCTGCCATATTTTTCTTCAAGATTCTTAACATCATTTGGGTTATAGAAATCTTTACCCTTGTAAGCATCTGACCAAGTATTTTGAGAAAACGCAGGTTTATCTAAAGTAGTAGTTTGAAATGCTACACGGGCTGGCGTGTTAAGTGTCTTACCGTATTTTTCTAAAGTTGAAAATGTACCAAGAAAAGGAGAACCAAAAAACTTGTAAGGAACACTAACTACCTTACCTGCAATATCTAAAGCTTTGCCTGCTAGTCCTTGTTCAGACTTAGAGTATTCCTCATTTGGGAACAACACTCTAACGTCTCTTTTAGCATATTCATTTAAGTTATCAAAATCTGCTTTAGCTTTATCAGGAGATAATTTACTTAATCTTAAACCTTCTTGATATGCAAAAGACATTTGCGTAACCATGTTGGTTTCTTCAGGCGAAGGATTAGCTGAGGCAACTGCGTTATATAAACCTTGAGATGTCTGAGCTACTACTGGATGCGGTAGTCTAGGCATTAGTAACCGCTATCTAGTAACCTGCGATAGATAAGCTCTGTGTCTCCTGAGTCATCATACTGAGCAAGTCTGCTAAGGATGTTAGTAATATTAATTTGAGGAGATGGCATACCCATTAAAGCCTCTGAGCCAGGGCCTTCACCAAAGTCAACACCAGATGTAATAGGTTCTTCAGGACGGCTTGTAGGTGCAGTTAATGGAACTATAGGAGGTTGCATAGAAGGTATATTGCTACCTTGCATAGGAGCACCTGATTGTTGCTCCATATTTCCACCCATGCCGTATCTCATTCCAGCCATGTACCTAGGAGCTTGAGTCATACCTTCAGTTGCACCACCATCAGTACGCTTTGACAAAGCGCCTGGACCTGATACAGGTGCTGGATTACTAGGTTGACGATATCCGCCACGTCCATTTGCCATTTATACTCCTACTTAGTAAATTGAGTTTTGATATTAACTGTTCCACCGCACCAAATATTATATTGGATTGCTGCATTAACTGCTTTCTTTGCCGCACTTGTTGCTTTAGCATGTGTCTTAGTTTCAACTTCCATTGCGACTAATGCACCAAGAGCTAGTCCACCGCCTGAACCAATTCCGTAAAATCCTCTATCGTCTCGCATATATCCATAGTCATCACTAACTTGATATAACTTTCCATTAAAACAAATTAACGCATCCCAGCCAGAATCATCATCGCCCTTGCCCTTAGGTGTTGGGTCATAGCCTGCTTCATTTAATGCTTGCCTGATAGATGGTAAAACTCTAATCATCATAAATCTATCTGGGTCTTGCGTCTTAACTACTTTAGGTGGTTGCCATAAATTATTAAGGATATCTCCTGCTATAGCATCACCTGCTACTGCAATTAGATACTCACCAATTTTAACTATCTTGTCGCAACCTTTTGCTACATACGGTCTATCTGTATATGTAGTCATAGAATCTGCTGCTAGGACAGCCCAACCTTTGCCTTGAATTCCAACAATAGCCGTCACTATTCCCCCAAGTTATCTTCTGTTTACTGTCCTTACACTTGCGTTAGTTCTTCCAGCCATATTTAAATTACTTAATAAACTTTGTAACTCTGGTCTTTGTTGTGCTTGAGCTTCTATTGGTTGTTCTGGTTGTGAGCCTCCAACTGGAGCGCCGGGAGCAGAGGGGACGGACGGCTGCTCGACCGATGGTGCGCCACCAGCTGGAGGATTCTCGATTGCAAATACCTCACTGATGGCATCTTCAATTGCTATGCCTTTTTGACGTTGCCTAATGACTTCAGCTATCTTGTTAACAATGTCGCTTGGGTCACCGCCCTGAGCAGCGATTTGAGGTATTGCTTGTGCATAAGCTTGCAGTGAACCAATCAATGCAGCCCGCATATCTTCTGTCTCAATGCGCTCTTGTTCTAAGGTGACGTTGACGTTAAATGGCAACTCACGCATAGCCATATCTTTAGAGATAAGCTTTCCGCCAAGAGCTTGAAGCATGAAGATAAGTCCTTGTGCTGGGTTCAAACCAGCTAACATTCCGTATCTTACATCGGCTGAGTAATCACCCTTGATATCTTTTGTAGGTGTATATGTAACCGCATAAGGCGCACCGGCATCGGTACCACGAATTGTTTTCTCTACGTTAAATAGTTTCTCATCTACTTCAAAGCAAAGAGAAATAACATCACGTAATGCTGTAGTAAATATAGATTGTGCTGACTTAACCTGTGTATCAAATGCACCTAGTAGTGCTTGAACACCTTCGCCAGTAATGATTGAAGCTTTAACATTTCCAGTACGTGACTCAGGGTAACGAGCTCCTACACGTAGTTCCTCATTTAGAAGTTGTTGTTCTGTAAATGCTCCTTGTGGGAGATTAAGCTCAACACGTCTAACACCTGCTGGATTGTTTGTGCGAATTACAGCGTCTCCGCCTAATTGTAATTCCTGTACATCGCTTGGTAATACAATTGGTGCTTGAACAGATTTTTCTGCAGCCTCCATTGCAAGTAAAGCAAAACGATTGCGAAGTAACTGAATTCCTAATACATCATCAAACTGTCCACGAAGCTCACCATCAACACTTGGGCGTCTAGCAACGATTACATTCATCTTACCTAGAGGATTACTTGCCTTTGATAGAACTAAATTTTTCTTTGCTGGTATATAAATAACTGATTGGTCTTTATCGTAATAACGAATCATCTCCATCTGATGATTAAGATTTTGGTTGTAACCCTCTGAGCCTAGGAGTTGGAATTCAAACTCAGGGAATTGGCTAACCAGCTCACCCAAGGTAAGGGTGTAACGTTTTACAAATGCTACACAACGACCATACCGGTCAAACTCTGGATAAGCTCCAATAGGATTTTCTAATCTAATCCGTGGTAATCCTGCTTCTTCATCTAGTTCAACAATGAAAGGAAGGAAACCATATGTTATGTACATGTCCGCACCGTTGTACATATTTACTTGCAAATCTGAATGGCGGAAATAGTTAGCAGCAATTCTTGTACGCTTGTCTGCAAACTGACGTGCTCTATCTGAAACCTGATTTACTGCTGAGCAGTTAACAGCAGGTAGTGGAGCCATAACTTCTGCAAGGTCTCTTGCAACAATATCAATAAAGTTAGCTACTACGTTCTGGTCTATACCAGCTGGAAAGAAGTTAGGATAAACTTGTGAGATTTTTCCTTGACGAACAGCAAGTACGTCTAGGTTGCGTGCATCTCTTTCTACAGAGCGATAACGCAAAGATTCAACTCTTGCAGTTATCTGTCTCATATCTAATGCCATAAATTAATCTCCTTGAGATTCACGTTTTGTGCGAGCAATAAATGCCTTAATAGCATCTTCTTCATTTTCATACCAATTGCGTTCTTTAAACACACCAGGTGTTCTTTCAACAGAAGTACCAGAGTTACGTACAGTACTATCTGAAAAATTCTTTAATCCTGCTTCTTCAGCTTCTTTTGCATTCTTAAGTTTCTCATTAATGTTTTGCATTTGTTCAGGTGTTCTTTTGAAAATTAATCTGCCAGCACTATCTCTAACTTCAGTATTCTTAGCACCAAGTGCTGGTGCCTTAGGTACTGGAGGTAATTCAACTTTTGGTCTTGGAATCTTTGGCGCTTCATCATATGATTTAATATCAAATATCTGTGGTTTTGGTAAAGCTGGCTTCATAGGCTCAGTAACTCTTTTAGTTTCTGGTGTCCACTTACGCATACCTGGAGCTAAAGGTGGACGAATATTTACTGCCTCTGGAGGAAGGGGATTAGTTCTCAAAGGAGGCATATCAGGGCGTAGCCCTCTGTTCATCTGAGCTTCAATAGCCGCTCTTTGTTCAGGTGATACTGAACCTAACCCAAATGCTTTAGCTTTTTCTTTAGCTAAATCTTTACCAGAAATTTCTTTAGGTTCTGGAACTGAACGGAATAATTTTTTTTCTTCTGGTTTAGCTACGACAGGCTTAACTGGAACTTTAACAATTTCATTTTCAGGATTGTAAAGAACTCTAGGTTTAGAAAACCCAGCTGCTTTTTCTGCAATCTCTTTAGCTTCCTTAGCAAGCTGTGCAGCTTTAGTAAGCCCTATAGATATACCTTTAATTGGGATTGCCATTGTTGCCTATCTATAAACTTTAGATACGTATTTAGCGCCTTCTTTAACAATACCACCAACAGCACGAGAACCTATTTTAGCTACTTTAATAACTGGAATAAAACTTGAAGCAACGGTTTGAGTAAATGCTACATGGTCTTTTAAAGTTGGTAATGCCATTTTCTTAGAGCTATTCATTATCTACCACGTTTGTTGCTATTGATTTTAATAGTTTTACCAAAATTCTCACCAGAGCTCATGTTATACATCATTTCATCCATTTGTTGCTTACTAGCGGAAGCCATGTCTTTATCATGTTCAGCCTGAAGAGCAGCATTTCTTTGTTTCTCTGATTGCACAACTTTTACATTACTGATAGGTGGAGCGCCGCCATTCTTGTAAATTGGGTTGACAGTCTTACCACTGATACCTTTATCAACAGCACTACGTGTTGCCAGTTTTACGCCCAACTTTATAGCTTTAATTGGATTTACCATGTTAGTTCCTATCCGTAGACTTCAGACCATTGCTCACTAAAAGCATCGTCTAAGTTGATTGAGTTTCTTTTTTCCATCTGAGCTCTAGTGGCCCATCTGTTATCTAAATAAGGTGTTACCCTTGTTCCGCTTTGAATCAATTCTCTTGCTCTAATAATTGCAAACCATAAAGCCATAACACAGTCAGTCTTACCCCTAGTGTCTGGCTTCCAAGTAATCAACTGCTGTACTAAAGCTTTGATTCCTTCTGAGCCATCACTAGATGGGAGTTCGAGGATGTTGTTGTTTTGAAACTTACCGTCTTGAGTAGTTCCAAATAAGCTTGACATGGAGGCAACTCCAAAGTTCGAGTCCCATTTATTTTTTCCTGTATGGTGAGAATTAAGCCGTACGCCGTATCCAGCAAGCCATTGCCGTAAGCTGTCATCTAATTCAAATGCTTTCTGAAATGCGTTAATTTCAATTCGTATTTCTTGGGGTTTATATTTAATAGTCATAGCTTCTATAGCATCACGTATCTTCTGATAACTAGGCTCTGCCATGTTCATGCAATCTAGTACGTAGATACGACCATCAGCTCTATTAAAAGTTATTGCAACCAAAGCTGCATGTCCGGCAATAGCTGGGTCCATACCAATAATGGTGTAGCCCTCAACGTGCTTAGGATGACCTGATGCCCCTGGCTTTAAAGGTCCGACTCTTCTAGTCCCGAGTATGCTTCCCTGTACCAAAGCTGGCGGGAAGATAGAGTTTTCTTGTACGTCTTCTTGTTGATAGACAAGAGCCCACGTAGTAGGAGTAACCTCGGAACGACGTTTGAATAATGTTTGTCCATCCCACTTGGGATAGAAGCCGTTCTCTTGTGGTGTATCTGTATCGCCATCCCAGGGTACATCTGACTCTTTCCAAAGCGTAACCCAATTCTTTGGGTCAACGTCATACTCAAGTACAGCAGGCATACCCATATAAGTAAAGGGAGACCTACCACCAGACCAATGCTCAGGACTACGAAGCTCCTTATATAAGTCACTTGGCGCAATTCTAGTCCCCACTATTAATAGCTTGCCGTTTTTGCCGAGACGAGTGATAACTTCTTTTTGCAGCCAGTTAAGTTGTTTTTCCCATTCATGGGCGTTAGCTGTGGTTATCACGTCGTCAAGAATAATTAAATCTGCACGGGCTCCATAAATCTGCCCACCCATACCAAGAGCTTGAATGGTAGGGTCTTTCTCACTTGAGTTACGAGCATCGCTCCCGAGATACACTGTATCGGTTCGCCAAGTATCTGCGTCTTCTTTCCACCCACCTTGAGGACCAAATGCGTTTTGCATCTTAAGCCATCTTGGATGTGAGAGACGTTGCTTGATTGCGTACACGTATTCTCGTGCCTTTATCAGTGTCTTAGAAACGACGATGATTCTAACATTAGGGTCGAGAGCGATACGGTATGTTGAGTAGTTCACGGTAATAACCGTGCTCTTAGCGTGCTCCGGTGGCACGTTAATAAGAATCCTAGACTTATCAGCCTTGTCATATATCATGCTAGGGTGAAGCCAGGAAGGTTCCCGTCCCTCTAACAGGTCGACCCAGTCTTGATGATGTGGGAAGACCGTCTGGTCTAAAAAATTTTTTGAAAATTCAGCAAAGGGTAAATCCTGTTTATCATAACCTAGGTTAGCTAGAGTAAGAGTCTCCCCTAGTTCCTTAGCCTTGGCTAACTCCTTTGCAAAGTTAGCATCCCTGACCATCCACTGCCGAATCGTATCTGGTTTCTTGCCAGCTAGATTCATAGCTTGGTGGGTAGTAGCTCCTTGGCTCACTAACTCTATAACCTTAGCTTTTGCCTCGGCTAGAGCCTTAACTTTAAAATGCTCTTCGCCCGCCTTGAATGTCATGGTGTCCTTTAGATAGTCTTTTGCCGTCCTACACTGTCTGTCAGTCACCTGTACTGTAACTGTATGAGCCAGGCTATATAAAAGCCTGGCGAATAACTTACTGCTACATACAGTACTAATCCGTCCAAACAGGTAAAACGGACGTTTTATTCTCAACTATTTTTATCACCTATGCTAAGTAGGTCGTTATGTCCTATTTTGTACTGATTTAGCAAGGGTCACTATAACCACAAATAATTTTAGGGAGAGATACAGTACCTACTTACGGGGTATACTTAAAAGCCTCCGGGTCATACGACCCTCCAGCTTTTAGACTGCCGCTCTATACTGCTATACAGTCAGGCGTCTGCAGGACTGCTCACTCCACGCCTTAACCAGGCGCTCCGTGTGCTTCAGGACTTAAACAAAAATCCCATGCTAACTGCACAAGATTTAAATACAAAGTACTAATGGAACGGCTAGCGCCGTTCAATGTTGTTAAAGAGTAACTGCCTTACTGCCTCCTGCTGGACACAGACAGAGTTCGCTGGTGTTCCCATTGTACACCCGTCCGCAAGTCGCAAGGGCCTTCAGCCCTTAGAGCGCGACTCGGAGCCTGAGCTGAAATACGCTCAGGTGCGTTAGGGTGTCCAATTGTAGGTGACTTTCAAAGGTTGAGAGTCAGAAGGGTAAAAAATGACAAGCCAAGGAATCAATATCACAAACCAGTGCTACGACTGCTTACAAATGGACGCATTGTGTGATAACTGCCAAGACCTTGCAGACGCTCGAGTGGCAGACCTAGCCCATGAACTTGTAGATGAAGGCAACCTTCAATACAAATACCAGTGGGTATATTCTACAAAGCAACCAAGTGGCCATGATTGGGTATCTGCAACCCAAATCGTGGGCAAAGATACAGACGGTTTCTTTATACTTCGTAAGGAATACTTCGAAGGCGAGATTCATGCACGCAGTGAATCTATATCCTTCGACGATGACACTGAAATTCCAAACAATCAAGTTGTTTGTAACTGGTGTCATCTAACAACACTCGCGCAAACCAAGTGTGTTAACTGCGATGAATATGTCTCATAAGTTAGAGACAGGCAAATGCCCGTTTTGCCAAACAAGTTACGGGTTGATGTGGTGCACAACATGTGACCAAGCATGGTGTGAAGTATGTGGTTGGGGAGAACTAAGCACATACTGCTTTACCAAAGACTAACAGGCTGCCCCCCAGTAACAAGTGACAGGGGGGCAACCCCAGAAAATCCAACTAACTAAGAAATGGAGCACCAAATGAACACAGTAACACTGACAGGACAAATCAAGAATATCCAAACTAAAGAGAACGGAAACTGGAAAATCAAAACCGCTTCATTCTCTCAATACGCTATTCTTGATAGCGGGAAAACTGGTTGTGTCTTTACTTTCCCAATCGTATTTACTCAGGCTCGTCTAGGTTTAGCAGACGGCTTAACTCCAAATGAAAACGGAGTTATAGAAAATGTAAAACTTACAGGCAGACTAGTAACTAACTTCGATAGACGGAAAGATGTAGAAAATAAAGACCGTCGCAAACCTTGGACTCAAATCGAAGTACAAGAACTAGTACTAAGCAACTAATAAATACTCAGGGATACCAGGCTTCGGCTTGGTATCCCTCTATTTTTTTTCTAAAGCCCGCCGTATTATGGCGGGACACAGGAAGTCCATCGTCTATGAAAGGAAACATATGGAAATCGCAGTCGGAATAGAATGGTTAGAACTATATGCAGATAGCATAGGTCTAGCCATACAGGTACCAACCTGGCTGGCAGTAGGTGCAGTCGGACTAACTTATTCAATCAGAATCTTAAGGAGAGGGTAGTATGGAAATCTATGTACCGGTGGTATTCAAAACTAATATAGATGTAAGCGCAATGCCTGAGTTAAAAAGGTACGATGAGATACGTATGCAGTGGGCAGGCGAGCAGTCTCTCTATGAGATACTGGACTTTATGATAGCAACAATGAACAACCACGCTACCTTTGCTACGCTTGAGTACATCAAGCCAGTAAATACAACAGATAATTCTGCCTCATTTGCAATAGAGAAAGAGGTAGATTGGGAGGACGAACTCAACCATCTAATCAAGCAACATCAAGAGGAGGAATCAAATGAGTCTGATGGGTTATAGTGTAGAACAAATCAAAGGAGCAATAGATGTCTGCTACAAAGTAGGCTCTAGTGGTTCTATTAATCAAGATGATATGTCAATTATCATAATGGTAGGCGACATACTTGATGGACTTGTCGAGGAAGGTAGAGTCTAATGCCCAAGTATAAAGTCTGGAAAGTCACTACCTATGAACAAGAACAAGATGTAACTGCACTAAATGAAACAGACGCAATTGAACAAGCCAGACTACACAATGCTTGGCTTGCACCTATGGACCAAGAGGAAACCTATGAAGCTCAATGGATTGGGGACGAGTACTATGAATGATGTAGTCACTGACATAGCATGGCAAGTTACTATCCGTACTAATGATGTCATTGGTATGACTGATGAAGCAAAGACTAAGTTCATCAGTGACCTAAACAAAGCAATACAAACTATCTGCTGGTCTTACGGGGTGCATAACTAATGAGTGAACCTATGTATCTGCAAGGTGATGACTTCGCATTGGATACTAAACCATGCGATGGTTGTGACCAAGAAGAATGCGTATGTGATGATGATGATTCCGGATTACCTGACCGTATGTGGGAGGATGAATGAAACAATTACTTAAACGTAATGTGTCTATCGTCAGCTCATTGTGGTTAATACTAAGTGGGTTGATTGGATATCCATCATCTGCTTATGCAATAGCAGTAGGTAGTAGACCGGAATGCAGAGAGGCACCTAATTCTTACTGGACACCACGTTTTGCTAAGACTTATGCCCGTGCGTACATGAACATAATGTACAACTGGAACTCCTCCGAGTTCATAGCTCTAAACAAATTGTGGACTGCTGAATCTAATTGGAGACACAACGCTTTCAATAAGAGTGCAGATAGAAACACAGGTAAACATGCGGGTGGTATACCACAGATACTAGGACTGGACCCTAAAGCGCCAGCCCCGCTGCAGATTGAGCGGGGACTGGCTTATATTGAACATAGATATAAGCGTCCGTCTATAGCTTGGGCACACCACCGTAAACACGGTTGGTACTAACAGAAAGGGAACACAATGCCTGATGTAGTAGAGACATCAAGTGATGTCGTTACAGATACAACGCATGGTTTATGTGGTGTATGTAATGACATATTTGTAGAGCCAGATGAGACATCACTAAGCACTGATGTCTGGAATTATAGATACTCAAAGGTAGAAATATCTGCAAGAATATCTCCTGACAATGACTGCCTTGAAATAATCTATGGTCATAAAAGATGTGGCCAACAATGCGATGAATGTAATCGCTATTTCTTAGGTAGTCGTTGGGGTGGTTGGGCTAGAAACAATCTACCTAAAGTAAAGATGGAGTATATTCATGGCAGAATATATTGCCCTGGATGTACAGAACTATGGCAAGAAACAAATCCAGATTATGTATCATGTGATGAATGTAATCAAATGTTTGGTGACGCAGACGATTTATACTGGTCTGAGTTACATAATGATAGCAGGTGCCGTGATTGTTACAACAGTGAAATAGAGTGTGATGATTGTGGTGATTGTTTTGGTGAAGAGGACGGTCATAGTTGTGATAGTCGCACTAGAAACTACAGCGAGTATGTGCATAGCTGGAGTTATAAACCTGACCCTAGATTTTGGGGTGAAGGCAAGTACTACCTTGGCTTTGAGTTAGAGGTAGAAGATACTAATGACAACTATGCAATAGGTGCTGAACTAGCACATAATACTCTGAATCCAGTGCGTAATCGCAAGTATCGTGGCTATCTTAAAGGTGATGGTTCATTAGCAAATGGCTTTGAGATTGTTACTCATCCACATACACTTGAAGAGTATCAAAAGAACTTCCCTTGGACTATTCTAACTGAACTTAAGAAGTTAAGATTCAGGTCTTGGAACACTAGTACTTGTGGATTGCACGTACATGTAAGTCGTACTGCATTCGATAACGATGACCATCAGATTAGATTCATCAAACTAATCTACGATAATGAACGCCAAGTACAAAGGATTGCTGGTCGTAGTTCTAACTATGCTAGCTTCTCTGACGCAGGTAAGATTATTCCAAAGGTTAAATACAAGAACCAATCAAACGGTAGGTATGCTGCCGTTAATGTTGAACCAGATAATACATTAGAAGTTCGTGTGTTTAAGGGTTCATTACATATACCTAGAATATTATCTGGCTTGGAGTTTGTTCAATCAGTAGTTGAATATACTCGTGAGCTTAAGATAATCCCCAAAGATAAACCATTCTCTTGGGTAAAGTATGTAGGTTACATCGGTTCTAATACCGATAAGTATCCTAATTTGTTTGAGACAATCAATCGTTCATTCAATAGCGATTCACACAATGAGAGTAGAGAGGACTAATCATGTGTATGTTATGCGTACTACCACCAGGAGTTACTCCATCAAGAGATAAGTTGGAAAACTCTGCATTAAATAATCCACATGGCTTTGGCTTTGCCATTGCCGTACCTAGTGAGAACAGAATCATAGTAGAGAAAAGCATGGACGCAGATGAATCTATCAATAGGTTCTTAGCACAGCGTGCTATCTATCAAGATGGCTATGCTATGTGGCATGCCCGGTTCGCTACCCATGGTTCTCGTACGCTAGAGAATTGCCACCCATTTGCAGTAGGTCATGATGACCGTACCTATCTTGGACATAATGGTATCTTATCTATTGAGATACCAGATAAAGATGACCGCAGTGATACTAAAGTATTTGCTGAGGAGTTATTGCCTAGACTAGGCGGAGTTACCGCACTAGATGATGACTACATCTGGAATATGCTACAAGATTATACATCTGGTTCAAAGGTATGTGTCATCACCGTTGACCCTGCTGCTAAGCACCCTATGTACTTACTTAATGCTGACTCAGGTAAAGAAGACGAGTCGGGTGTATGGTGGTCTAACGATACATGTAACTTGGGTTACTCTAGCTATGCTGCATCAAATGTTACTAACCGGTACGCTGGTTGGTACAATGATTACGATGATGAGTATGCTTGGGCTGGATACAATAAGTTAGCCAAAGACACAGTCAAGCAAGAGAAAGTACCTAATGATTTAGAAGTGCAACAATGTACTCACTGCAGTGAATGGGTATCAGAGTCTGACCTATGGGAAAGTATGGGCACATGTGTTTGGTGTGGCTCCTGCTTTGATTGCGAGAACGTTGCTGAACTATGTCAGTGTGGGTACCCGAATGGGCGGGTAGGACACACAAAGAAACTAGAACAGGACGCTATCCCGTTCTAGTGGTACACTAATAAGGCACTAGTTTAGTTCATTTTCTAGTGTCCTTTCCATGGTGTATAATGTATAGGCTGGGCTAGGCTTTCTCTACTTTCTCCTAGTTCAGCCCTTACTAAGGAGTCCAATGATTAAGATTGATGACCACGATTTACCTATTCACGTTTCATACTCATCACTTACTGAGTGGTTGTCATGCGGATGGAAATATTATTTAAGCAGAGTGCAAAAAATTGCAGAGCTACCAGCATGGTGGTTCTATGGAGGTTCAGCCGTACACAAAGCGACTGAGGAATGGGATAGGTTAAACCCTTGAGATTAAGGATTCGTAATCCATTTTATTTTGTAGAGAGAAACAAAGACAGTCTAGTGGAAGTTGTATGTTATAGATGTGGTTGCATATACCATGTTAGCTATGGAAACATAAGAGTAACTAACTATTGTACGGTATGTAAATGAATCTAATAGAGCATTGGAATACATGGTGGCAGGCTACTGCTAATGAAAGAGAAGAATATAATTTAAGCGACACATCCAATTGGCGCATGGCTGCAATGAAGTCACGCAATCCAGAGGATGGAGATTGGTGGTATGCGAATGGATATAAATTCCTAGAGAACTGGGTTCAATGGCGTGAGGAAAATACCCACATGTCTATCGCTAAGCTGGACGACGGGACATTGGCAATCGAATTAGAAATGGCACCGGTCATTAATGGTGTGACGGTTAAAATGGCAATCGACCGTGTGTTCTATGATAGTTTCAATAAAGAGTATGTAATTGTAGATTTAAAAACAGGTAAGACTACACCGCATAGTTCATTACAGTTAGCCTTTTATGCATATGGAATTCGTAAACAGTTTGGTTTAAACATAACCAAGGGTTACTACTGGATGGCACGTAAGGGAGAATTATCTCCACCGCACGACCTTGCTGGTCTGGATGACAGCAAGGTCGAGACGTTGGTAGATATGTTTGACAAGGCAAGGAAGTCTGGTATATTTTTACCTAACTTCGACCATTGCATAATGTGTGGATATACTGCACAATGTCAGTGGTATACACCAAAGGAGAAGCATGAGTAGTACGGAAGCACCAATCAGTATCAACATAAGAACTGCATCAGGTACGCAGTTAACAGTACGTGCTAACACAGGTGAGGAACTAGACCAATTAGTTGCTACATCATTAGCAAGTATTCAATCTGCTATAACAGAACTAGAAGTTATAGCTAAGCCATCTCAAGCTCCAGGTGCTATTGCATACGCTAAGCAAGCGTTCAATGCACAGGAGATACCGCCTTTTAACCAAGCCCCTCCAACGCAATCGTTAGGTGGGGGGCGCACATGTCCTCACGGTAAGATGACTGCACTCCAAGGCCCAAGCAAGGATGGTGGTATCTATAAGGGATACTTCTGCCCATCTGCTAGAGGTGCACTAGACAAATGTAAGACTATCTATGTACTTAAACATGAGCCAGAATGGAATACATTCTTAGCCGATAAAATCAAATAACAATGGGGGAAGTAATACCTTTTCCTGAGGCACCACAACTATCTGAATGTTGTAATGCTTCTATAATATGGGACGAATGTGATATACATTATGATACCGATATAGAATGTGAAGCAAGTACATGTGAAGAATGTGGCACACAACTAGAAACAGATTGTGGGATAAGTGAAGACACTACGACGTAGCGTACGTAAATCAGAAGTAGGAGGGGAGCCTTTACCGGCTCCCTTTCAAGCCTTTGAACGTGCCGGTATGATACTTAGACGTGCAGAGGTTACGGTAATTGCTGGCACTCCTGGTGCTGGTAAGAGTTCTATTGCATTACATATAGCTGCAAGATTAAAACAACCGACATTATATTTTTCAGCTGATACTAATGCACATACCATGGCTATGCGATTGATTGCTATGTCAGGCAAGATGACTCAACAGCAAGCGGAGAATCTATTAAAACATAATCCAGATACTGCTGAGTCTATCCTCGCTAACAACAATCATTTGTATTGGTCATTTGAACCTAGCCCTACACTTAAAGATTTAGATGAAGAGGTTGCTGCATTCGAGACTATGTGGGGTAGAAGTCCTACCCTTATAGTTGTTGATAACTTAATGGATATCTCTATGGATGGACATGAAGAGTTCTCTGGTATGCGAGCAGCAATGAAAGAACTTAAGTACTTAGCAAGGGATACCAATGCATGTGTGTTGGTACTGCACCATACTAAAGAAGGATACGAGGGTAGACCATGTCAACCACGTTCATCTCTACAAGGTATGGTTAATCAAATACCTGCAATGGTATTAACAGTTGGTCAACAGCTAATGCATGAGGGTAAAGATACATACTTATGTGTAGCACCAGTAAAGAATCGTTATGGTAAAGCTGACCAAACTGGTAACACATACGTTACCTTGAGTTTTGAACCAGGCTCTATGTATTTAGAAGACACATATAAAGATTATCAACAAGTAGAAATGCCAGTATGAGTTCAGCCTCTAAGGCTAAAGGTAGCCAAGCAGAACGTGATGTAGTAAAGTATCTTAAAGAATGGTTCCCTTATGTAGACCGTCGCTTAGCTGGTGCAACACTAGATAAGGGCGATATATCTGGCATACCTGGAGTCACAATAGAGATTAAAAACCACGCCAAGATGGACTTGGCGGGGTGGGTAGAAGAATTATTAGTCGAGATGGCTAATGATAAAGCTTGGACAGGTGTAGTGGTACACAAGCGGAAAGGCAAGGGGAATCCATCCGATTGGTACGCCACTATGCCCGTTCAAGTATGGATAGATTTACTAAGGAAGGTTACTGATGGAAGAGAAACACAAGGTAAGTGATTACTTAGCTTATCTAGGCGCCAGCCTGCCGTCAGATGGGCATGGCTGGCGTAAGATGAGATGTCCTTTTCATGATGATAGGACTGCATCATCTGCAATTAACTTTGAACTTAACAAATTTAAATGTCATGGTTGCGGTGTTGCTGGAGACATATATGATTTAATAAAAGAAAAGAGAGGCGGTACATTAAGTGAGGCTATCGAATTCGCACAGACAATTTCTACTTCGGGCAACCCAACAGTACGCTTCTCAAATAGAGGTAGCAAAAGACTATCTACTAACCCGACATCTCTCGGTAGAAGAGGCACAAACATTTCATCTAGGGGTAGTAGTTGACCCTATGCCCGGGCATGAGGGCTTTAAGAATAGATTAGCTATACCTTACATAACACCTAGCGGTGTAGTTGACATTCGTTTCCGTGCAATGGGAGATATAGACCCTAAGTACATGGGAATGGTAGGCGCAAAGACAACCATGTTTAATACACCAGCATGCTTTGTGCAATCTAAATACATATGTGTAACCGAAGGAGAGTTTGACTGCATCATGATGTCAGTTAAAACTAATCACCCTACGGTAGGTATTCCAGGTGCTAACAACTGGAAGCCACACTACTCACGCATACTAGATGACTTCGATATGGTTATCATATTAACTGATGGAGATACAGCAGGTGCAGAGTTTGGCAAGAAGATAACAAGAGAGTTACCTAACGCAAATGTTATTGCAATGCCAGAAGGTGAAGACGTAAATAGCGTGTTCATTAAACTAGGAAAGGAATGGATAGATGAACGAGTCAGAAATTGTATTGCTTCTTGATGAAAGTATATGGAGTCATGTTGAACATATGAACAAGTCGGTTGGCATACAGCTAACAGAGGATAAAGCTTTAGATATATTGGGTGCCTTGTACGATATCTACCATACTAACAAGGAAGATAAAGAACAAGCACAAGAATTGCTAATAGGTTTAGCAGCACTATTAGTAGCCGCTCCATTGGGTCAAGCCGATAGAGTATGGGAAGAGCTAATGGTTCATGAGGGTATGAGAAACTTCGAGCTAAGTATGGAGGATTTACTTAATGGAAAACATGGAGCATAATATAGATGTCATCATCGCAGACCTCAAGAATTTACTACTTAAGAAGCAACACGATTACGGTCCGCTCAACATATCTAACGCACCCGGTGGTCCTATCAATGGACTACGAGTACGAATGTATGACAAACTCGCAAGGATTAACAACCTTTACGAGAAGGGTGGCGACACGCCGAACTACGAATCCATCGCTGATTCCTTCATGGACTTAGCAAACTATGCCATAATAGGACTATTAGTTCAAAACGGACAATGGGAAGGCTTGCCTAATGGCAACACATCAACGCCGAATAGTAGTATTGAGCGACCTGCAGATACCTTATCAAGACGACAAGAGTGTCAATGCAGTAATGAAGTTCATCAAATGGTACAAGCCCCACGAATTGTGGTGCGTGGGTGATGAGCTAGACGCACCCGAACCTTCGCGTTGGAATAAGGGTATGGCTGGTGAGTACGCACCAACCTTACAAGATTCAATTGATTTAACGTACAACATAATGGCAGACTTTAGAGCAGCACTCGGTAGAAATAAACCGTTTGTTATTCAAAGGTCTAATCATACGGATAGAATACAGACTTACATTAGAAAATATGCCCCGGCATTCGGCTCTCTTGATACTCTCAAGATAGAAGAATTGCTGGGGTATCATTCTTTAAACATACAATACCTGCACAAATTTAAAGAACTTCTACCAGGCTGGGTAATGGCACACGGTGATGAAGGCAGGTCAATACAGACTCCTGGAAGTACAGCCATGTCATTAGCTAGCAAGCTAGGTAAAAGTGTCGTATGCGGGCACACGCACAAACTTGGACTACAACATCAGACTACTGGACTATACGGTAAAACCAAAACTATTTATGGTATGGAAGTCGGTCACCTTATGGATATGAATAAGGCAAGTTACTTAACTTCTGGCGTAGCTAACTGGCAACAGGGCATAGGCATCCTAGTAGAAAAGAATCGTAAAGTAATTCCCTACACCGTACCTATTATCGATGGAGATATTAAGCTTCCGTGAAATACAACATTGATAAGTGGTTAGATTACAAAGACATGATGGTTCAGATAGCATCAGAGTACAAGAAAAAATATCCTATGGTTGAGGCTGATGACCTGCAACAAGAGATGTACCTTTGGTTTGTTACCCATCCTAATAAGTTTAAAGAGTGGGACGCTCTTGAAGAACGGGATAAGAATAAACTTATGGCTAAGTCACTACGTAATCAATGCCTTAAGTATTGTGAAAAAGAAAAAGCTAAGACTCAAGGCTATGACTTAACAGATTTATATTACTATGATGTGTCAGTCGTTGAAGCTTTCTTGCCCTCAATTATTGTAGAGAGTTATGAAATGCCTACTAAAATTAAAGATTTAAATCTTAAGTTCAACAACGGCCAGATAAATGACGGCATGAACTGGCTTGCTTTACGTTCTGATATAGCTAAAGGTTATTACAGATTATCAGAAGCTAAGCAAAACATACTAAGACTTCGCTACATGAATGAACAGACTGAATGGTCTGAGCTAGCAGAATATATGGGTACCAGCAGTGCAGATGGTGCACGTAAGAAAGTCGAGAGAGCCTTGGCTTCTATAGTACAAAACTTAGGCGGTTGGCGTGCCTACTTTGACCAGGATATACAAGATGAGAATCAAGAGACGAAGCAAGAAGAAGTATAACGCTGACTACAGAGGCATACCTACAGAGGTATGTCCTTGTGGCTCACAGTTATGGAATCTAAAAGTAATGTTTCAGGAACAAACTATATCTATGTACTTTCTGGATATGGAATGTGCCCTTTGTGGCAGCTTAGCCACTGCTCCTACTGAAATAGACGGATGTGATTAATGCCTACCTATGATTATAAGTGTGATGTATGTTCAAGTCAACAGGAAGTATCAAAAGAAATAGGTGATGAGTCTGTACCTACATGTTGCCAAACCAGTATGACAAGGGTATGGTCTGCCATACCAGCCATCTTTAAGACAGGTGGCTTCTACAAGACAGGCGGATAATGGGGCACTTTCATATAGAAGAATACAATAATTATATAGACCCTGCAGAAGAACAATGGAAGTTAGAAGCTAGATGTACTGATACGGATACTGAATCCTGGTTTGTAGAAAAAGGCGAAGACTATAACGTTGAGATATTAAATAAGATTTGTGGTGCATGCCCTGTTAAGCTTCCTTGTTTAGAGTATGCTACTAAATACAAGATGTCAGGTTACTGGGCTGGTACTACTGGAGATGATAGGAAGAAGTTAAGGTCAGTATAATCCCCTACTAACATAGGGTATTATACTGTACAGTGCAGTACAGAACAGGGAGACACGCAATTAAAAATTCAGATTTTGATTTAGACTATCGCAATGGTGTGCAAGGTGAGAACCTTGTTAACACCCTGCTTACTGGTGGTAAGACAGTAGAAGTTAAGACAGATTTTAAATGGATAAACACTGGCAACCTGTACATAGAAACAGAATGCTGGTACGTATCTGCTAATAGCTGGCAACCATCAGGTCTGTCAGTAACTAAAGCTGAGTACTGGGCATTTGTATTAGCTGAGTCTGTTCTTATTGTGCCTACCAAGTTACTGCGCCTAGCCGTTGAGATAGAGGGACACCCAATTAGCTGTCAGATACCACCCAACCAGAGCCGTGGCTACCTAATTAAGCCTGAGTTGTTACTCCAGACAAACAGAAAAAACCCCCAGTCCTAGGGGTAAGCCTAAGTCCGGGGGTTATCTCGTCTCTGAAGGGCCTTTAAAGCCCGATTAGAGGTATGTAATTACTTACTATTGACGCCAAATTCTGTTGCTGATGGGTCCAATGCTTTTAGGACTGGTCCTGCTACAGCAGCGACACCTGCTAATGCTAGTGTCTTTAGGTCAGTTGTACCAGCAAGGTACAGGGCAAGCACGGATGCTATTGCTGCACGGATGTAGGTAGTTACGATTGCTTTTAGTTTTTCTGTATTCATTGTTGTCCTTTAAGGGCGAGCAACGCCCATTACTAGGGAGTAGGCACGTTTCTTTAGATACACACCATCTCCGTTTGATTGACTGCCCTTATTATCCCCTGAGGTATTACCCTCATAGACCGTAAGGTATTTCTTTCCATCGTTACTAGCACAGATGCCGACATGGTCAGCTTGTGCATCGTCATCGAACTGAAAGAAAACTATATCTCCAGCTTGGGCTTTGCCGACTGGAACTATCTTTCCTTTTTTAGCAAACCATTTTAATCCTGCATCACAAGAAGCAAATCCCTTTTTAGTTTGGGCTGCTATTGTGGTTACTAATCCTGCTTGGTCGAAACACCAAGATACAAACATTGCACACCAAGGGTTATTGTTTAATCCATACCACTTGCCATACATACTGTCATTGTTTTTACCTACTTCTTGATATCCAAGTTGAGACTTGGCTATATCTACTACATTACTCATTGTCGTCCTTTGGGTTTCTTAGTCGGTAAGTAACTGCCCATGCAATCAAGGTTGCAATAATTGCATAGCCAACTACTGTCTTTGCTGAACCATCAAGTACAACCCAAGCAATAAACATGCCTAGTACTGTCCATAATTGTTCAATCATGTCTCTTAATATTTTCAAGGCTTTCTCCTTCTTGCTGACTTGGGCTTATCATTACCAGCCATAGGCCCACCAGCAGGGGAACTTGGCGTTGGAGTTCTAGTTGCTGTACCTGCTGCCATACCTGCTGCATTAATAGCAGCCTGACCAGCAATAACAGATGCAACAATAATTTCTTCTGACTCTTCTCGTTCTTCATCGGACATATCAGCACCTATATTTGCTACGGCTGTTAATACTTGTCCTGGATTATCAAAGATTGCACTTACTAATTCAATAGGTGAATCAAATACTTGTAATGCAATAGCAACTTCTGCAGTAATTACAACTGCATTACCATTGTTATCAGTGCGAATTTCTACTGGAGTATCAGATGGTAAGTCTTCAAGAGTAAGTCCTGCTTCTTGTATAGCCTCAGCAGTAATGGCTTCGCCATCTGCTGCTTCAATAATTGCTTCTACTGCTGCCTCTACTTCTTCAGGTGTAGAGTCCTCAGTAACTACAGGAGGTGGTTCTTCAGCCTCAATAGGAGGCTCCTCTGCTTCAGCAGGAGGGGCTTCTTCCTCTGCAGGTGGTGTATCTACCTCAACAGGTGGTAGTTCTTCCTCTACAGGGGCAATCTCAGGCTCAGTAGGGGGTTCCTCAGCAGGTGCTGGGGGTTCTTCTATTAGTACTGGTGGTTCCTCAACTGGTGTAGGAGGTTCTGGTGCTACTATATCTATAACAACAGGAGGTTCAAATGGAATTATGGGCGGCGATACTGGCTCTGGTGGCAATGGTTCAACAACAGGTGGCACTACTACTGGCACTACTGGCACGATAGGTGCAATAGGTTGAATTAAATTACTACTCAAAGTATAAGTTCCAGTTGGATTACCATAACCAATAGCATTTAAATATGAAGTAGCACGAATTGTATATGTACCAGTGTCAACAGTTCCTGTTATCTTAGATGCGTATTCATTAACACCATTAACATGGTTGCTATCATCATCTGCTCTAAGAACTGTATCGCCTTGGCGTAATTGAATCCAAGAATCTATCCAGCCAGCACGCTGCGTTACCGCTCCGTTGGCTGCTTGTTCAAGTCTTACACCAGTAAAAGTTTCAATAAAATATTCAGTAGGTCCATTGACCTCTACTACTGTATCTACAAAAGTAATGTCTGGGGTTAACTCAACAAGTATTTCATCAGCATAAGCAAACTGCGGTACTAAAAGTAAACTAATCCCTATTAAAAAGGAGTATATAAATTTGGTCAACGCGGGCTTCCAATCTATTGACTTGGTCTTTTACCGAATTGCCCCCGTTTGGTTTTAATTCATCTAGATAATGCTTGACTAACCATCTCACCATAAAAGCAAATGAACCAATCAAAGTGCTTATGGCTACTGCTAATGCAGCCCAATCTTGCGCTGTCATGATACCGTCCTAATCACAATTTCTATGATTCCTCCAAAGCCATCAAACGTTCTATCAGGTGGTGTCATACGAGTAAATGAAATCTGTTCTATCACTGCTTGCTGCAACTCACCAGTGGTTAGGTCTTGCCAGCTAAGTACATCTCCAGATTTTTCTAATGCTTCTAGCGTAGCGATACGTTCGGATGCTCTACCTGAGTAGCCTGTAACCGTGTTGTATCTATCTGTTTCTATATCAAAGCAATAAACAGGAAACTTAATTAACCTTACACGGGGTGTAGCAATGGTTGCCTTAACTTGGTAACCTTTAAAGGTAGGACCAGTTGAGGTATCTGTAGTATCACGAGTCAATGTAAATTTATATGCTAAAAATTCTTGAGCAGTTTCAGGTTGCAGGGTAGTTATCTCTACTGGGTTAACACCGGTATCGTATACAACATGGTCGTACTCAACATCTACTCCTAGTGTATTAGTAGCTACACTTGATAGGGTCATAGACCCAGTCTTAAATATGCCACGTCCTATTAATCGTTTAAAATTCTTAGGCTCTAATGTTCCGTAACGGATTTTACCGGTCTTAACATAGCCACTTGATATCAGTGTAGACGCAGACTGGATAGCAATACCATTGCTACCTGATGTAGTAAATGCTAATTGATTTGAGTTGCCGATAAAGTCCACGCTAGTAGCATGACCAGTTACTCCATCAAGATATGTATCAGGAGCATAAGCGAAACGTAATGTCTCAAGCTCATTACCTAAATCAATTCTATATAATCCAGGGTAACCACTAATAGAACCAGTTGCATAAACAAATCTATCTCTAAATGCAAAGTCTAACCCTGTGTTTTCTGCTTCAATAATTAACGGACCATAGCTTAGGTCTCCACTAGTATCTGATATAGATGCCACACGCACACCCTTATTAGTGCCAATTACTAGATAGCCTAGGTATGATTCAATCTTGCGTGGATACTCACCGCTAGGTAGTTGTGCTGCAATGATACCTGAGGTAAGAGTTGGCATAACACCAGCAGTATTTAAAGTAAACTTATAGATAGCACCATTAGTACCAGCATAACCAGCAGCATAGATGGCAGAGCCACCTTCTGATATAGATGTCCATTCCCAACCAGTATTAGGGTGTGTATATATAGCAGTAGGTAGAGTAGCAGTAGGTAGAGCACCAGTTAATTCATATATAGATGTACCTATACCAGCAACAAGACGTTGTTTAACCCAAGCCATCTTTACTGCAGCAGTACCAGTACTATAATGATTATTTAAAGCACCAGTATTACCAATTGTTTGATAAAAAATACGAGTAGCATTGGCAATAAATAATGTAGTTCCATTACTAACTACATCTACTATTGCAGATGCAGTAGTTGCATATGTACTATTAGTTGAACCAGTAGTTGTAATGTCTTTAATTGTAGTAGAGCCAGGAATAAAAGCAGTAACTACATTTGTATTGGTAGATACATTTGATATAAGTTTATATATACCGCTAGAAGTACTAGTGTTAGTACTCTCTTTAAGTAAAGTTACCTCACCCTTAGTCCACACATCTACACCTAAAGAGTCGGCAAACCTATGCGCTGTTGTCTCACCAGCAGATGGGTCATAGAACTTAATGCCTGTGCCATTATGGAAAGATGATTGACTTCTAATCCACCAACCGGTAAGTGATTGCTCACCTGGCTCATTGTTATTATCAAACTGTTCTTTTCTAAATGGAGCTGTCTGTCTAGTGTATGGTCGTTCATCCGAAAGAGCGTAGATAAATGGCATGCCACCTACAGCTACATCATAAGCTATATCTGTATTTGTCCAGACGGAGTTATTAGATGTAATACCAATATCAACGGCAATGGCACGACCAATGTTGGCAGTTGCCGAACCTCGGCCTTCGGTTATATCACGACTGACCACAGTGCTCCTTTAAATAGTTGTTAAATATCTTTCCAATTACAAGTAAGACAGGCGGTACCATTAGGTATCCCATAATAAATATGTTTGCCTCTACGGCAATTAAAGTATTTTTGTTTGTATGTTCTAAAGTATTTAATCATATTAATTAAGAAAGTAAAAGTTTTGCTTGCTCTGCTGTAATGCCCAACTGTGTTAGGAGTGCTGCTTTAGCAGTTGCCTTTGCTTCGGCTTCGGCTTCGGCAGTTGCCTGTGCTGCCTGGTCTGCTTGATATTGAGCAAACTCAGCATCATTCATTTCTCTATCAATAACCTCGTTTGTTGCTAGGTCGTGGATTCTTATTGTTGGTCTGCTCATTATTTCACTCCGTATAATATGTAGGAACCGCCTGAAACGCTTACTCCGTTTTCATTAGTTATGGTTATGCTGCTAATTGCGCTGGTGTTGATAAATGTTCCAGCACCTGTTCTATTTCCACCATTTGTTGTGCCTGTCCTTGAAGAACCAAATTCAAAATACTTATTCATAGCATTTGTATAATCAATTAGATTTAAATGAGCATAAGTATTTATATCACTTGTTGCCTCTAAATAAGTTGCAATAAAAGTTCGGCTAGTAGTAGCAGTTTGAACAGAAGAAGATTCAGCAGTAATACTATATTGTGTATAACTGCCAGACGTTGAGTTTCCATTTAATCTAAAAATTAATTGAGTAGCACTATCTAAAGTAAAAAAATCTCTTACAATTAATTGTAAATTATTATAGGTTGCAGGAATTGATGATATTGTTGTGCTTGACCCAGACAAATTACCTGATGCAATTACAGTCATACCACCCGCAGCAGGTGTTGCCCACTTGAGTCCAGTAGCAGTAGAACTATCAGCAGTAAGAACAGTGTCGTTAGCACCTACAGCAAGACGAGCAACTGTATCTGCTGCAGTAGCAGCAATGATGTCACCTTTAGCATCTACTATAGTAGGGTTAATAGCAGAGGCAGAGCCTATCTTGCTATCAATCTGTGTTTGGATAGCAGAGGTAACACCATCTACATATCCTAGTTCGGTTGCAGTTACAGCACCTAGTGCGGTACTTGCATTTGCTAGGTCTCTTGCTTTACTCATTCTGTTTCCTCCACTACTGGAGCAGTGAATTCTGCACCATCATAAGTCCAACCAATACCAGCAGGGTTTTCATCTGTATATTCAATACAAGTTAAACCTGTAACTGTCTCGGCAATTTCTTTTGTATCTGCAAGAATAACATTAGTCACAATGCCATCTTTGATAACTGCATAATTAGCCATTTATTAACTCCTTTGGAAGGTGAAATTTTCCATCAATATATTTGCCTCTTAAATGGGCTGGACTATTTTCAAGATTTAGTTTAATGAGTATTCTTCCATTAATTTCCTCTTGTATTTCTTTTTGCATTATGTCCACATCAGGTGGAACACAAGCAATTACAGTTTCATTGTCATAATCTAACATAGCCCACATTGTTTATCTCCTTAGTAATACAGCAATACAAAACCTGGCGCACCAGCGCCACCTAAACCACCAGCAACAGTTGCAGTTGCGTTATTTCCGTTTCCAGAACCACCACCGCCACCACCACCTGCACCATAACCAGTTCCCCCGCTTCCAGCAGTACCTGTTCCAGTCGCTGAACCAACACCAACTGCACCAGCACCACCAGCACCACCAGTACCCGTATAAGTGCTGTATCCGCTTTCCGCACCACCAGCGCCGCCTGCTTTAGCAGAACCTGTCATTCCAGAGCCGCCACCACCTCCGCCGCCTGGGAAACCATATTGCAAAAATGTAGAGTAAGTTTGTACTCCACCAATTCCGTTTGCGCCTGAAGTTCCGCCAGCCCACCCAGCACCACCAGCGCCGCCTGTTGAACCAGAAGAACCACCAGTTCCACCAGCGCCGCCTACGCCTCCTGTGCCTGTAGAAGAACCACCAGTTGCGTTGTTGTAGCCTGAACTTCCACCACCACCTCCGCCGCCAGAACCAATTCCGCCATCGCCACCATAAGCATTTCCGCTGGTGGTGCCTTCGCCACCTTCGCCACCGCCACCACCAGTAACGCTGATAGTTCCACAAATACTTGTTCCACCTGTACCGCCGTTACCAGCAGGTGAGGCGGTACCAGTGCTACCACCAGCACCACCAGCGCCGATTGTATAAGTAACTGTACCTAAAAATCCTAGTGAGCCAAAAGAAACGTAACCGCCACCGCCACCGCCTCCGCCTCCAGCGCCATTAGGTCTACCTTGAGCAGGACCACCTTGTCCGCCTCCGCCACCACCACTACAAACTACAGCATACCCAAAAACAGGGGTTGCAGGAGTTGCACCAGGAATTGATGTGCTACCAGAAGATGTGGCAATAACTTTAATTGTAGGATTACTCATATAACTTGCTGCAGGTATTTGTTGTAATGCCATTAGGAAATCTCCACTCCTGAGATATGAAATTTAACTGTAACTGCTGATGCAAAACCAGCAATAGTTTGAGTTGTTGCAAGCACTTGCTTAAGGTCAATTGTTATTGTTGAGTTAGCAGCAATTGCTGTTGTAGTAAATATATCAACGCTGTTAAGCGTAAGAGTAAACGTAGCAGCAGATGCTGCGGAGTTGGTTACTACGATATTACTTATTACTGTAGTTGTAGAGGCTGGCACTGTATACAGTGTTGCCGTTGATGTTCCTGCGGCTGCTCTTACGAGAGCCTTAGTTGTTGTAGCCATTAGTTACTACCTTTCGTTGTTAGAGGGCACCCATAAGAATGAGTGTTAGTTCGTCTACTATACTTCCTGGACCATTTGTTGCAGATAGGTTAATATCTCCTGAGGCAGTTACTGTTCCAGTTAATGTTGGTGCTGTTAGGGTTAATCCAGCAATTGTTGTTACTGTTGCACCTGATGCTATTGATGTTGAACCTAATGTTGGCGCTGAGTAACCAGATACTGTTGACCAGGTTAAACCAGTAGCAGTAGATGAATCAGCCTGTAGATATTGCCCATTAGTTCCAACAGTTAATTTGCCAGGGGTATCAGCAGCAGTTGCTACTAAGATATCTCCCTTAGCATCAAAGAGTGCCTTGTCAATTGCAGTTGCTAAGTCGAAGGCTGTGAAGGTAATAATCTCTACAACGTCATTAACTGCAAGAGCAGCAAGAGAAGTAAGGCTTGTACCATTAGATGCTGTGTAGTCTGTATCACGAACAAGAAGTACACCGTTTAGATATACCTGCTCTTTGCCAGCAATATAGGAAAGTGTTAAGCCGTTAGCATCTGTGCCAGATACTGTTGTCTGACCAGCAGTTGCTACATAGCGATAGCGATATATTGCTGCAGTTGAGGAAATTGAACCCCAAGCAGAACCTGTCCAAGCAAACATAGTTGCAGATACTGAGTTCCAGTATAGAGCACCAGTGATAAGTGCATTGCCATCATTATCTACAGATGGAGCAGTTGATTTAGCACCTAAGTATCTATCATCAAAGTTGTCATAGGTTGTAGCAGCGGCAGCGGCAGAGGCTGCAGCAGCAGTAGCAGAACCAGCCACATCATCTACATACAACTTAGTAGCAGCGTGTAGATTCTGAGTTGGAGCACCAGCAAGGGTTAAGTTGCCAGTCATTGTGCTTCCTG